AGATATTCCCGGCGCCAAAAAGGGTGGAGCAGTGAAGAAAATGGCTTCCGGTGGAAGTGTTTCTTCGGCCTCTAAGCGCGGTGATGGTATTGCTTCCCGTGGTAAAACAAAAGGACGGATGTGCTAATGGATAACAAAATGACACCCGCAGAACTAGCTGCCATGCGTCTGAATAAAGGCAAGTCTACAGAAGAGTTGCTGGAGGAAGCAAAGAAAAAAGACATCCTAAAAAAGATGCAGAGTATGCCTCCTCCTCTGCCTGTGAAAACTGGGGCGTTGCCACCCGGTGTGTCTATGTCGGACGAATCAAAAGAGATGATGGATGCCACCAATGCTGGCTATGACTACACCAAAAAGCAAAACATGAAGAAGCACGGCGGTTCAATCAAGAAGATGGTTAAAGGCGGTAGCGTATCGTCAGCTTCCAAGCGTGCTGATGGTATCGCAACTAAAGGCAAAACTCGCGGACGGATGGTGTAATTATGAGAGCAAGCCGTGGCATGGGTGATATTCTCCCTTCAAAACAACCGAAGGCTAAGATTAAGGCACGTCGCGACAATACAGACTTTACCGAGTATGCTGATGGTGGTAAGGTGGGTCTGTATGAGAACATTCACGCCAAACGTAAGCGCGGTGCCAAGATGAGAAAGCCCGGAGCTAAGGGCGCTCCTTCTGCGATGGACTTCATTAATGCAGCTAAAACGGCGAAGAAACGATGACTACTTCCGGTACTTATGCGTTTAATCTCGATCTCACTGAAATTGTAGATGAGGCATATGCCCGCTGCGGGTACGAAAGTCGCACAGGCTGGGACTTAAAGACTGCGCGTATCTCGTTGAATCTAATGTTTCAAGAGTGGGTGTCTCGCGGCTTAAATATGTTTACTTTTGAGCAAGGCACGATCCCTCTTATCCAAGGGCAGGCTACCTATGACTTGCCGGCCGATACAGTTGATCTCTTGGAGCACGTCATTCGCACAGGCGCAGGCAATCCAGCTACACAGTCAGATTTAACAATCTCACGTATTAGTGTTTCTACCTATGCCACAATTCCAAACAAGCCTACACAAGGTCGACCTATTCAGGTGTGGATTGAGCGACGCGTAGAAGGGCCACGTTTTACTGTGTGGCCTGTGCCCAATCAAGGCACTCTACTAGACCCGTACTACATTTTTGCCTATTGGCGTATGCGTAGGATTCAAGACGCTGGAGACGGTTCTAATACAATGGATGTTCCCTTTCGCTTTGTCCCTTGCATGATTGCAGGTTTAGCGTATTACTTGGCCATGAAGGTTCCGGGTGGGATGGAAAGATTGCAAATACTTAAGGCTCAGTATGACGAGGCTTGGGATATTACTGCGGGCGAAGATAGAGAAAAAGCCCCTCTGCGTCTTGTAGCTAGAATTGGATATATCAGGTAAATATGCCAATAAAAAACCTTGCCGCGAGAAAAATTTACGCACACGCTCAATACCTTAAAAATAAGGAAATATTTTTAGAGCGCAGCAAATCTCGTCGGTTGCGTTTACAGGCAGAAAAAGCTTTATTGCCTAAAAAAGAAAAGACCCCGCTTCCCTGCTATGTGTGCGGAACAATTAGGGATGCAGGAAGTTTTCCGGCAAAAGGCAACAAATGCAAAGCTTGCATCAAAGCTTTTGGTCAACAATATCGCGCACAAAATGCAGAGCGTATTGCTGCTAGCAAAAAATCTTGGTGCGAGAAAAACAAAGAACGCAAAGCAAAGATGGATCGCGATTATGCCATTAACAAGCCAGAAGCACGTAGAATTGCTAGGGCAAAGTGGGATCAAAAGAATCCGGGATTAACGAGTGCTGCTAAGGCACGTAATCGTAAAGATCGAAAGAATAGAGTACCAGCATGGCTTACCGAAGACGACCATTGGATGATAGCGCAGGCTTATGAATTGGCCGAAATGCGTACCAAAATGTTTGGCTTTCCGTGGCACGTAGATCATATAATTCCATTAACAGGTAAAACCGTTTCTGGCTTGCACGTTCCGACTAATTTACAAGTTATCCCTGCCATAGAGAATCTACGCAAGAGTAATAGGTGGCAACATGGGTAATAGATTTGCATCCGGAAATCGAGCAATAGCAGAGTGTGATATTTGCGGATTCCGGTATAAACTACGGCAATTGAAAGAGTTAATTGTTAAGACCAGAAACACAAATATTTTGGCTTGTCCGTCTTGTTGGACTCCCGATCAGCCACAGCTTCAATTAGGTATGTACCCCGTTGACGATCCGCAAGCTTTACGCAATCCACGGCCAGATTTTACGGGGTATCCACAGAGTAGAGGTCAGGTTGTAGAGCCACTCGCCATGACTGTTACTACTTTTGTAGGCAGTGTCGTAGCAAGATCAATCTAAGGAGCCAGAAATGGACATGATGAAGAAGGTTGCAAAGAAAGAAGTTAAAGCACATGAGAAGAAGATGCACGGTGCCAAAGGTTTTGCTAAAGGTGGCAAGACTAATGAGCAAATGCGTAAACTTGGACGTGGCATGGCTAAGGTGATGAACCAGCGTGTATCGTCGGCTCCTCGGGGTAAATGATGGCCAAGTACAGTCAAAAACTTATGGGCAAAGAGGTCGGTCAGGCCTCTACTTATGCGGAGCCGCACACCATGAAAGGCAAAAAAATTGACGCACGCGCAGCACAAGATTCCGTGTCCGGCGGGGTAGATCCTAATACCCTTTCGTCTAAGCAGACTTTAGTGAGTACACCTGCAATGCGTGTGAGTGTGGGCGACCTTCGTGCGCCTACTAAGACTTCAGGCATCACAATGCGTGGAGCTGGTGCAGCAACGCGTGGCAAAATCTCTCGTGGGCCAATGGCGTAAAGCATGACGTACACTGAGCTCGCTGACAATATTCAGGAAATTGTAGAGAATTCCTTTACAACGGATCAGCTCAATATGTTCATAGAGCAGGCTGAACAATTGATATTTAACACGGTGCAGTTGCCGTCGTTGCGCAAGAATTCGACCGCCTCTTTGACGATCAATAACAAGTATCTCTCTACTCCTGCAGACTTTCTATCAGTGTTTTCACTTGCTGTCATTGACGGTACGGGGCGCTACGAGTACTTGCTGAACAAAGACGTAAACTTCATTCGTCAGGCTTACCCTAACCCTACAGTCACAGCAATTCCTAAGTACTACGCAATCTTTGGCCCTACAACGACAAATGGTGTCCCCCTAGTCACCACGAACGAACTCAGCCTAATTCTTGGGCCAACACCGGATGCAACGTATAGCGTGGAGCTTCATTACTTCTACTATCCAGAATCTATCGTGACTGCCGGCACGACTTGGCTGGGCGATAACTTTGATTCGGCACTGTTAAATGGTGCGCTCATTCAAGCTCTACGCTTCATTAAGGGCGAGGGTGACATGATCGCCATGTATGACAAACTGTACTTGCAAGCGATTACATTACTTAAGCAGCTTAGTGATGGCAAGTTACGTCAAGACGCATACCGCTCTGGCCAGTATCGGACGCAGGTAAACTAAGATGATTACTCAAGCGATCTGTAACTCGTTCAAACAAGGCTTGCTGGAAGCAAAGTTTGACTTTAGTAGCACGACTATTCAGGTCTTTAAGATTGCGCTCTACACGTCTGCTGCCACAATTAGCGCAGCGACGACGGCCTATACGACATCCGGCGAGGTAGTTGGCTCTGGATATACCGCAGGTGGTGCTACTCTGACAATCTCTGTCAATCCAACGCTAGGCGGCTCTGTAGCGTATTTAAACTTTGCCAATGTCACATTGTCGGTTACGTCAATTACGGCGCGTGGTGCGCTGATCTATAAGGCTGATGGCATTACAAACCCTTCCGTTGCCACGCTTCTCTTTGGCGAGGACATTACAACCAGTGGCGGTAATTTTGAGATTGAGTTTCCGCTGTCTACATCACAAACCGCCATCGTGCGTTCAGCTTAACGGAGTACCAAATGATATTAGATACAGCATCGTGTAACGACAAAATCAACGCATCCATTACCCGAACTGTCACGGCAAGTGAAAAAGTCTCGGCCGGCGGCGTGTTTACTGTGCAGTGTATTGGCGCAGATGGTCAGGTGAAGTGGGAAGAGTCTTTAAAGAACCTTGTTGTTAACCAAGGCCTGCAGGATATGAACGCCAAGTACTTTTTGGGTAGCGCGTACACGGCTACTTGGTATATTGGGATTTATGGCGCGGCGGCCTCTAATGATCCTGTTGCTGGCGACACGGCAGCCTCTCATGCGGGTTTTACTGAGATTGTTCCCTACAGCAACGCAACACGTCCAGCGGCTACTTTTGGCACGGCGACCACGGCTGATCCCTCAGTCATTTCAAACTCTGCTTCTCCTGCGGTTTTTACTATTAACGGAACTGCAACTGTTGGTGGTGCGTTTTTGATTAGTGACAACACGAAGAGTGGCTCAACAGGCGTTTTGTTTTCAGCCTCTGACTTTGCAGCTCCCGGGGATCGTAACGTAACTTCAGGTGACACAATCACTATATCGTATGAGTTCTCACTTGACGCAGCTTAAGGAATAGACATGGCAACGAAATTCGTTAAAAACCAAATTGTTAGGCTTGCTTCAGTCGTCCCAGAAGGGCCGGTCGAGAAGCTACGCATGGATGAAGACGGCAACGTACAGTATTTAATCTCGTGGATTGATGCAGGCGGTAACAGTCAAGAACGCTGGTTTGACGAAGATCAGTTAGTGGCTGGCTAAAATGAGTGACGGCGGCTGGAGCTCGGGCACTTGGGGTGAAGCTGGTTGGGGTATGTCAGCCTTTGAGCGCAGCGTATCAGAGGCTGTTACTGCAAGTGAAGCTACTTTAGCGGGTGTAGTTTTTAAGGCCAATGTCAGTGAGTTTTCGCAAGCGGGTGAAAGTGTAGCCGCGCAAGTAAGCTTGAATTCTTCCATTTCCGAATCTTCTACCGCCGCCGATGCAACTTCTAGCGTCGTCCAGTTTAAGTCGTCAGTCGCGGAAGGGGTAAACGCAAGCGAGTCTGTATCGTCTACGGTAGATTTTGGCGTTAGCGTAAATGAATCGGCATCAGCAGTTGAGTTGGTCAGCGCCTCTCAATTGTTTGTATCTGAAGTAAACGAATCTGCCACTGTGGAAGATTTTCCTCCTGATGTAGGCTCAACGCTTTTTGTTAGTATAAGTGAGTCTGCGGGAGCATCAGAGTCAAATTCTGCGTTAATTGCATTTGGCGCAAACGTTTCTGAATCAGCACAAACACAAGATCTAGTGACAACAACAGTAGATTTTGTAGCGGCTATCAACGAGTCAGCTCAAGCTGTAGAGGCATTTATTGCGTTGGCAATATTTAAAGCTGCCGTAAGCGAAGGCGCGTCTATTTCTGACCAGTTAGTAGGCCGGCCGCTATGGGATCAGATAAATGATTCGCAGCCCGCCAATTGGGCGAGTGTAAACGCCAATCAAGTATTAAATTGGCAGAATATCAACGATAATCAAACATCA